AAAGCTTGGTTGCAAATTGACTTTACCGATTGGGACACTCTGTTAACTAATCAGCTAATTCCAGCGGCTAGGATTGAATCTGAAAAGGCAAGCGGTATGCTTTACGTTCAACGCAATGTGACTATTTCTAACAACAAGAGAGATCAAAGGATTTACCCAATTGGGCCTTGGGTTTCAGACGTTACAACTGACGAAACCGAGATTGAGAATTATACTTACTCGGCTGGCTTTAATAACTCTAATCCTTTGCCACAAGACCTAAAAGTTGCAATGCTTAGAAGGATAGCGACTGATTTCGCGTATCGTCAAAACTTAATTACAGTACAAGAACAATACGCGCAGAAGAATAGCATTACAACTGAGTTGAAATATAGAGCTGACTTATTTGTATGATAAACTTTGGAAAATACGACCAAAAGGTGGACTTTGTTTCGTTTCAGGCAATTAGTGATGGAGCTGGAGGTACTACTGTAAGCCCAACAACTTCTTTGTCTACATTTGCGGCTGTTACGCAAAGGCGTGCAAATAGTGATATAGAATCTGGAGAATTAGTTTTACCAAGCACATTGGAATTTCGAATTCAATACCGAGTTTCTTTTGTGCCAAGCGAAAATTACCAGATATTATATCGAAGTAAGTATTATAAGGTTACAGGTGTTCAATTGAATGAACAAAGACAACATAATGAATACATTATAACTGCTGTAGGTGTATGAGTGTAAAGGTTAAAGGATTGGACGAGGCTCGACGTGATTTATTTAAAAAAAGACAGTTGATTGTTGACGCTGTTAAAGATACTTTGGCAAGTGCTGCGACTGATATTGAAATTCAGGCTACCATAAATGCGCCAACATCATATCAAATTGGAGACGCGACAATTAATTTAAGTTTTATTCGGCAAAAAATTAATAAAACTGTTTATGATAATGGGTTGACTTGGAATGTTGGTTTGGATGTTCCAGCAAGCGGTGAACAATGGGAAGCTTGGATGGAATTTGGTACTGGATTAAGTGCAAGAGAAATTTTATCAAATCCAACTTATTCTCAAGAGGTTCGCGATATTGCAAGGCGTTTTTATCGAAATGGTAAAGGTCGTATTGTTGGTAATCCTTATCTTATGCCCGCATTTTATAGAAATACAGCTAATTTAGTAGATGATATGGTAAAGGAAATAAATGATGCTATAAAATGAGAGAAATAGCTACAGACATACGTGTTGCAGTAATAAACGCAATCACCCCTCTGACTCTTAGCGGAGTTACTATTCCAATTTACGATACGGAATTACCGCCAAGCGTAAACCCAGCCAACTACCAAGGCTCTGCCGCTTTCGTATTAATTACAGACCAAAACGAAGCGGAAACAACCAACAACGATTGTTCGATTAGACAAAATGCAACCTTTCAAATTAATATTGTAACAAAGTTCGCCCAAGGTAATGGCGGAAAATTATTGTCCGAAAATATTTCCAATGCGATACAATTAAAAATGAATCTTGACGATTTAGTTTTACCAGGAGATTTACAAGCCATAAACATCCGAAAGAACTTTTCTCGAGTTCAAATTGAGCAAGGTAGCAGCCAAATTGCTTACCAAAAAATATTATCATACACGCTCGATATTTTTCAAGTGTCTTGATAAATAAAAATTTATGTATATTTGTTAAAACGAATAAGCAATGGCAACATATCAATTAGGCAATTTCTTTACTTTCGAGTGGAACTCTCTTCCAGTCGTTTGTAAAACCTCCGCTTCGGTATCTATTTCCAACGAATCCGTTGTTGTAAGAAACGACTGTACGGGTGACTATGGCGTTAGACTTGAAGGCGGCGACAAATCAGGTTCTTTCTCTTTTTCAGGAGACCTCGATTTTGCATCTACTGGAGTTTCTAACCTTTCAGCATTTGACTTGATGGAAGACATCGGCAAAGTGTTTGAATTGGTTTTTGGAGGCACAGAATCAGGCGACAAAATTATTACAGTTGACGCTCAATTAAACTCTGTTGAAATTACCGCAGAAAGAAACTCTCAAGTTTCATTCTCAGGAACTTTTGACTTTGCAGGCGCACCTGTTATCAGCGTAATACCAACCTAATAAATATATATGGCTAAATACCATTCAGCTCCTTTTAAAGAAGGGGAGATTTTCTTTTACCCAAATTTGGGCGCTTTGGCTAATTTTGAAGACTTTACGGGACAAGGGATTGCAGAAGCATTTAGTGGAAAATCAATACCAAAACTAGATTTAATCTATGTTTTATTGCTAGAATGCCACAAAGTGGCTTGCATTCGTAAATCGCTCCAACCAATAGAAATTGACGAGTTGAAAACTTGGATTGAGGGAAAAGATGTAATGAGCTTATTTAATGAGGTTTTAGCTGACCTTTTATTAGAGCTTGGTATTGGCAACCCAACCGAGGAAAAAAAAAGGTAAATGAAGAAGAGCAGACAACTGCTCGTGAGTATTTAATGCTGCTCGTAGGTAGGACAAAAATCCCTTATGAGCAGCTTTTTTCGTTAAGTATAAAAGAGATTAACGCATTGATAAGAGGTCACGAAATCGATTATAAAGACTTAATTGAAAGCCTTAGAGTTCACGCGTTAATAGGATTACAACCACATTTAAAGAAGGGAGCAAACTTGAGTCCTTCTAAAATATGGCCATTACCCTGGGATTATATTCCAAAACCATTGGAGTCTACTGCTGAAGACTTTGCTAAAGCAAAGAAATTGTTGGAAATTGCAAGTAAACTAGAAAGAAATGTCAAATCCAAGAATAGAAGTTGATGTTGTTGCAAATGTTGCAGGAGTAGCAAGCGGAGTTAGTACGGCTACAAGCGAGCTTGATAAATTAGGAAGAGCTGCACAATCAACTGCGCCTAAAGTTGATCAATTAGGAAAAGCTACTAGTAGATATAATAGTATAGGAATTGATTTTGCTAGAGTAATTCAAGATGCTCCTTTTGGAATTATTGGATATGGTAACAACCTACAACAATTGGCTCAATCATTTTCAGGTTTAGGTAATGTTGGGGATTCAACAAGCACAAAATTAAAATTAGCAATTAGTGGAATTTTTAGTTCTGGAAACCTTTTAATTTTAGGTGTATCAGCTTTAACTACTGCACTTACCTATCTAACTCAAAACGGATTTTTTAAAACTGAGAAAGCGGCGGAGTCATTAGGCGAAAGATTAGAACAATATAGAGAAAAATTAGAGGGAGTAACAAAAGCAAATTTAGAAGGTCAAATTGCAGCTCAAAAAGAAATATCTAATCTTAAACTACTTCAAACACAGGCTGAAAATACAAGTTTAAGCCAACAAAAAAGAAATCAGGCTGTAAGTGAATTACAAAAGCAATATCCTGAATATTTAAAAGGATTAACAGAGGAGCAAATAAAAACTGGTGAAGTTGGTGAGGCTTATAATAAACTAACAAACGACATTGTTGCTTTAGCAAAGGCAAAAGCATTGTCTGCGGAATTGGATAAGCAATCGGGAGACCTTTTAACACTAAGGTTACAAGAGGAGCAAAGAGCAAATGAAATTTTACAATTAAGGGAGAAATTACAAGTTGCAATAAATAATAAAGTTGACGCTGGCGCTCGAGTTGCTGGTCAATTTACTGCTACAAATTCCGATGCAATGATTATTCAGATGAATATCGATAAATTGATTAAGGAGCAATTAAAAAGCGCGAATGATAGAAATAAAATTATAAAAGACCAATTATTTATTGAATCTCAAATTGTTGAGCAAAGTTCATTAGGAGCAAATTTTGTAAAACAGACAGGAAAAGGAATAGATGAAAATAAGGATAAACTAGAAAAATATTCTGCCGCATGGGACGAATATAATTTCCAACAAGAAATTGCAAGAGAATTTCAAGACAAATTAACAGAAAGCACAAAAGGTTATCAACAAGAAATCGACAAAGTTGCTAAAGCAATTGGCGATGTTCAAAAATTTGGAAAAGAAGTTTCTGTTAAAATAAAGACAGAGGTAGAAGGTTTTGAAGATGAGAAAGCTGAACCAAGACCTTACGAGGTTTTTTTAGACGATGTAGCTTATCAAATCAATAAAAAAATTCCACCTTTAGAGCAAAGAATGGCTGAATTTGCGAATACAATTAATGACCTTTTAAAGAATAACGTTACCGATGCTTTTATTGATTTAGGTTATACAATTGGAGAAACTTTGGCAAGTGGCGGAAATGTGTTAAAAGCGATTGGTGGCTCTTTGTTAAAATCTTTTGGTAAATTCTTAGGCCAATTTGGCCAGCAATTAATAGCCTATGGAGTTGCGGCCTCTGCATTTGGAAAAGTAAGTGTCGCATTGGCTAACCCAGCGTCAGCTATTATTGCCGCACCTATAGCCATTGCCGCTGGTATTGCGTTAACTGCAATAGCTGGCGCAATTGGTAGTTTGGGAAGCAAAGGACCAGGTGGAGGCGGCGGAGGCGGTGGAGCTGGCGGAGGTTCAGCGGCAGCTGGTGGAACTTCTTTTGCTGGAGGTGGCCAAGGTGCTTTATTTCAGCAAAACAGAGACCTAAACGGCGAGCTTGTTGTGAGAGGCCAAGATTTGGTTTATGTGTTTGGTCAGGCTAATGATAGAATAAATAAAGGATAAATGAACGATTATAGGTTATTGCTTTCCGTACGAAGTGGACTTGGTACGATAACAGTTAACGGAGTAGCTCCTCTAGAATTCTACACCGAAGGCGATACGCTAACCATTGCAGTTGCTCCCGATTCAGGATTTCACACGGCGCTTTGGTATTCTAGCCCAGGTAATTCATTTATTAGCTCGACTTTATCCTTTAGCTACACAATGCCGTCTAATGACGTTAAAATGTACGTTGAGCTTAGCGGACAAAATACGCCGATAAATGATTACGGCTTAAAATATGAGGGGGGGTATGCTACGAATTACGGCGGCTTAGTTTGGAACTTGCAGATTCTTAGAACTGAATATTCGGGTGCCGTCACGCCTTTACAGATTAACGACATAACTTACAATTGGGGAAATACTGGAGTTGACCCGTTAGAGACAATAATTGGCTCTTCGGTTGACTTTACAATTGCTGGAGAAACTGGCGATTTCAACGAGTTTCTAGTTGGAGGAAATCGTACTTGGAAAGTTATTTTGAATCAAATTGGAGCTAATAACGACATTACCAATTATACTTCGGTAAACGTTACTCAAAGTTTTAGGTCTTTGACTTATGGCAATGGCTTGTTTGTTGGAGCATTTAGTTTAATTCACTATTCTACGGATGGAATTACTTGGAGTACTGTTCCAGCTGGCTTAACAATTGAATATGTAACTTTTGGCAATGGAATATTTGTTGGCGTTGGATACTCGATTGTTTCAGGGGTTCCAACTGCATTTGCTGCTAGTTCAACCGACGGAATAAACTGGACGGCTAGAACGCCTGCGGCAAACAATTGGTGGCAAGACGTAGCTTATGGCAATGGATTATTTGTTGCAGTTGCTAGAACTGGCACGGGCAATAGAATTATGACCTCGCCCGATGGAATAACGTGGACCTCAAGAAATAGCGGAATAGACCCCGATTTTAGCTCTGTAGCTTATGGGAATGGAATTTGGGTTGCGATTTCTGAAGGCTCAACAGGTGGCACAACTTTCACCTCTTATGATGGAATAGATTGGTCTGAGCAAGCCACATCGTTTATCAATAGAAGCGTTTATTTTGCCAATGGTTTATTTGTAACTGGTGGCCAATGGTCAGAGGACGGAATTAATTGGAATACTGCCACAAATCCTTTTAACCCTTTCCAAATTACTTACGGAAACGGCTTTTTTGTAGGCGTTACGAGTAGCGGAACAAACAGAATATTTTACTCGAATGACGGAAAGGTTTGGACTGGAACCCCAGCCGCTTCCGATGCAACGTTTGAAGCGATTGCATTTGGCGAGAATACATTTGTAGTTGGTGCAACAAGCGGAACGAATCGAATTAATTATAATTTATTCGAAGGCTTACAACCTTTCTTTACTGGCTACATTGCCCCCGATTTTATTACGTCACCATTTACCAGCGGGCCTAAGCTTTTCTCTTTTACCGCAATTGACGGATTAAAAGGATTGGACGCTATACGCTCAAACTTTAGCTCTTGGCCTGACCCAAGAACCCAAGCAATTTCTGCAATTGTTGGAGCTTTAAACCAAAGCTTTGTTGAAAAGCGCCAAGTATTGGTTGGTTGCGAAATCCACGAGACTAGAATGGATTCCGATATTAGTGTTTTTAGACAATTTAACGTGCCTTTAAATGCAATATTTACCGATGGAGAAACGGCTAAGTTTACTAATGGAGTAAGGATTGAAAACGAGCAACTTTATCTAAAAGACACAATCATAAGGATGGTTAATCCGTTCCTTTGCCGCTTGTTTTTGTGGAAAGACAAGTTTTATGTTATTCGCTTAAATGAGCTTATTAAAACGGATTATAAAGCTTATACGTTTAACCCTGATACGTCGATTGAATCAACCCAAACAATTATTAACGGCGACGATATCAACGCGGATATTAACAGACCCGAGGAGACTGCAAGACGTGTATTTACCGAGTTTAACGCGTTCCTTAACTTGGGTATTCTTGACCAAGACTCGCAAGGCGGAATCTTTGACGCTAAGTTTGAAGAAACAGAATGGAATTTAAATAGCGTTGCATCGACTTACCCTAATAGATATCAATTAAAGCTTTGGGATTATCATTTTGCAATACCAAGCAATCAACCCGACAGCGTGCCAACTGGAAACACGGCATTAGTTCAATACGTATCAGATGGTAGTGGTGAATACGTACAAATCTGGACGACTACGACAACGGATGGAGTTGACGACCCTAATTTGTCTTATATTTCAGCTAACACGAATTCAACTGGCGGAGCGATAACAATTGCACAAGAAACGGCTAATACTATTTCTTTGACCTTTAAATATATGGTCGAGCGAGTTAGCGGCTCTTATTCGGTAACGCCGCCAGCTGGAACGCACTCGGTTGGCTTAATGGTTAAAATTGGAAATGAGTATTTATTCAGAGACACGTCAACAACCTTTGATTGGACGGCAACGGCAACGGTTATGGAGTTCGCGGTTACCGCTGGCTCAGTTTGGAATAGCATTGCGATTAATAACGTTTTAGTCCCAGTAGACGGCGAGGTTGAAATTAGATTGCATCAACTTATTTGCAACGGCGGAACGGCCAACAGATACGTTATCAGATACGACGATTTTTCTCTAAAAATTGAGAAAACCAACGGATTATCTTTGGCAAAGCTTGGAGTTAAAGGCGTGACTGGCTCACCTTATGCAAACGTGCATCCCGACTATAATACTCACATTGGAGACGCAATTACGAGCAACTCAGCCTCTGCAATTCAATTGATTAACGTAAATAATGAGGTTTCCGAAGGTTGGTCGAGAGATGGGATTGAGGATATGCCTTTGTTGGATATTATCGTGCAAGAATTGGCTAATTTAAAAGGCCGAACCAATTACCGAGTTTTGGCAACTTTAGAACGCCGACCGATTGACCCATTCAGAGCGTTTTTATTTAACGATCGTTATTGGGCTTTGGTTAGTTATCAGCTAAATTGCAGAACGGGAACGGCAAACATTGAGCTTTACGATTTAGGAATAGAACCAACTACATAATGTCAGACGTAAATATTAGCAAATTCAGAGCGCAAGTTGTAAGGGATGGCAGTAAACCAGCTACCCCAGGTTTTGTGGTAAGTGAGGGCCAAAGTCCAACCGACCCAGCTGGTAGCGGTCAGAACCATTTACCCGTAACAATTGCGGCCGCTTCTACTGGTTTGGCAATTACTGAAAGCCAAATATTAGGCGGAGCGGGAACGGTTGCCCAATATATTCGAGGCGACGGCTCTTTGGCAGATTTCCCAGCTACTACGGGTGGCGGTTCGTCTGTTAGCTACTATTTGAATGGTTCTGTAAGCCAAGGCACAATCGGCGGAGTTGCTTATCGCGAGGTTAACAGAAATCCAGTTTTCGGCGCTGGAACTGATATAGCGACAAGCTCTAACGGTTACATAGCCAATTTTATTACAGACGCTGGCGACCCAAATAAATTACTTATTCCCGCTGGAAACTGGAATTTAGAAACCTATTTCTCGGCTAATTCAGGCGGAGGCTCGCCTACGTTTTATGTCGAGCTTTACAAGTATGACGGCACAACATTTACTTTAATTGCAACCAGTAGCGGAACCCCTGAGTTAATTGCGTTTGGAACTAACATCAACCCATATTTTACCACGTTAGCAGTTCCCGAGACTGTCCTAGCGTTAACAGATAGGTTGGCGTTAAGGTACTACGTAAACACGTCAGGGCGTACTATTACTTTACATACTGAAAACGCGCATTTGTGCCAAGTTATTACCACGTTTACTACTGGTTTAACGGCTTTAAATGGTTTAACTAGCCAAGTCCAATTCTTTGCGGTTGGAACTAGCGGAACGGACTTTAACATTGCGAGTTCAGTTGATACCCATACGTTTAATTTACCTACTGCAAGCGCTACAAATCGAGGCGCTTTAAGTTCGGCAGATTGGTCGACGTTTAACAACAAAGAAAACGCGATAACCGCTGGCACGACCGCGCAATACTTTAGAGGCGATAAAACCTTCCAAACGCTTAATACTAGCGTTGTACCTGAGGGGACTAATTTATATTATACCGAGGCAAGGGTTAACGCCAACACAAATGTCGCTGCAAATACCGCCGCAAGGCATAACGCGGTAACAATTGGAACGGCTAACGGATTGAGTTTATCGACCCAAGTACTTTCGCTTGGCTTGGCATCGGCTGGCGTTACTGGCTCTTTGAGCGGAACGGATTGGAGTACATTTAATAGCAAGCAAAACGCTTTAACGCTTACCACAACTGGAACAAGCGGCGCGGCTACTTTAGTAGGTAGTACTTTAAACATTCCGCAATATCAGGCGGCTGGAACTTATGTAACCGCGGTAACTGCGTCAAGTCCGTTAGCGTCTAGCGGAGGAACTACGCCAAATATTACAATTCAACAAGCAAGCGGCTCACAAAATGGATTCCTATCTAGTACCGATTGGTCTACCTTTAATAGTAAGCAAAACGCGCTAACTAACCCAGTAACGGGAACTGGCACGACTAATTATCTGCCAAAGTTTACAGGTTCCACAACTGTTGGAAATAGCCAAGTTTTTGATAATGGCACAAACGTTGGGATTGGAACTGGCTCAAGTGGTGGAGGACGTTTAAATATTCAAAATATAGCGTCAAATCCATTCATAAATATTAGAAGCACGAACAATGTTTTTGATATTTTAACAATGACTTTTGACGAGTCAACAGATTTATTTTCAATTACAAATAAACAAGCTTTTGCTGCAAGTGGAATTGCTTTTGGAACAAACAATACAGAGCGAGTAAGAATTACCCAACCAGGCAACCTACTTGTCGGCACGACAACGGACAACGGGGCAAAGATTCAGGTAAATGGTAATGCTACTATTAATGGAGATTTAGGTCTTGGTGTTACTACACCTTTATCAGGTGGTGGAGCCGCTAAATGGTTAACACTTGAAGGAAATTCAACATATTCAGGAGGTATAATATATTCTGTTTCAAGTTCTGCTAAATTTTATCACTATTTAGATAACGATGGATTATTTGCACATCAAGGTCAATCAAGTGTCGGTCAAAAATTTATTACAAATGCTACCGAACGAATGCGCATAACCTCAAGCGGCAACGTTGGGATTGGGAGTTCAAATACTGACCCGTTAGGATTAGCAAGAGATAGGAATTTAGCAATTGTAACAACTGGAACAAATTCAGCATTAACAATTGTTGGAGGCGGAGCCGCTAGAATTGATTTTGGAGTTGGAGGTACAAGAACTGCTGGTATATATTCAGATTCTGGAAATTATACGGAAATATTTACAAGTACTGCTTTGCCTTTAGTATTTTCAACAAACGCAACCGAACGAATGCGCATAACCTCAAGCGGCAACGTTGGGATTGGGACGACTTCGCCAGCTGAAAGATTACACGTTGAAACATCAAACGAATACCAAATAACTTGGGCAAGAACTGGAGCTGGAAAACGCTGGGCAATTGGAACAGATACCGCTGGATTTTATTTTAATAATCGTACAGACTCAGTTTTACCTTTATATATTACCAATGGCGGCAACGTGCTGATTGGAACGACAACGGACGTTGGGGCTAAACTTTACGTCAATGGCGGAATCAGAACGGCAAACCCAACTGGAAGCACGTCAAACGATTGGCTTTTGGGTCGCGCTTTGGTTTCGGGTTCGTCAACACCTGACCGCTGGATTAGAGTACAAATAGGAAATCTTTATTACGACATTTTAGCCGTATATATGGGAAGTGTTTAAACAACTTAAAATAAAAAACAAATGAAACCAATTGAACCAGTAACCGCGTGGAAAAATGGCGAGCAATTAGAAGCTAATTTGCTTAACGCCTACATTATTAACGACAACCTTGCAACCTCTTGCTCTTTCTACTATTCGCTAAATACTAGCGGCGAAGGGACAGAGGCAATGCCATTGGTATTGGGCCAAGTCGTGGCCGAGGGAAATTTAACAATGAGCGGCCAAGATTATATTGATTGGGATAACTCAAACGAGCAAGCTTATGAGTATATTGCCGAAAAATTAAACCTAACCCTAATTTAAATTTATGATTGTCAACCTAGCAATCGCCTTGCAAGACATCGAAGGCAACACAATTACCAATGAGAACGGCGACCAAATGTTATTAAGCAAAATGGTCGGTAACGCTTTGTTTAGTGCCGAGGAAAAAGAAGACCCGATTCGACTTTACGAGTTGGCCAAGAAAATTTACTATTCTGAGGGCGACATTGAACTAAGCAAATCGGACGCTGATTTGATTAAGGAAAAGGTCAAGGCCAAAGGCTTTACTGTGCTTGTTTTAGGGCCGCTTTACGAGGCTTTAAAAGAAAAGTAATGGTAAACCACCACCAACAATTTAAAGGGCTAGAAATAGCCCTTTTTTATTTCCTATTAAATGCCTTATTTTTGGTAAACGAATAAATAAAAATGCAATGCACCACATCCCTCCTTTTGAACAAGTCTTAGGCTTAGGCATTATTGGCACGCTTGCCTCTGTTATCGATATGAACGAAAGCCTTAAATTTCTTATTCTACTTTTAACCTTTGTCGGTTTGGTTATCAAACTTTGGGAGCAAATCAAGAAAAGCGAGTATTTTTTGGAGGACATTAAAAAACTTTGGGCCAAGTTTAAGAAATGAAAAAAACATCTCAGACAATTAAACCAAATTCTTTTGGAAAACGAAGAAATGGAAAGGCCAAAAAAAGCTATTCAAAGTTTGAGCAAAAGCCAAAAAAATATCGTGGACAAGGACGCTGAAAAGTCAAAATATATCCGCCTAGGAATTTGGGCGGTTTTTTTAATTGTGGTCGGAGCAACTGCCGCTTTTCTTTTACCTGAACATTCCGTTGGGTCTTTCTTTGACCTACTTAAAACAATTGTAACCAGCTTAATTATATAATGGAGGAATTTAGACCGAGATTAAACCGCGAAGAGTGGGAAATAATTAAAGGCATTCGAAATTCAAAGAGGGGGGGTGGGGTCTTAGAAATTGGAGACTTGCACGAGCCTTTTTGCCTAGACGATTATTTGGAGTTCTGCATTGAGCAAAAGAATCGATACAAATGTGAAAATATTGTTTTTTTGGGGGATGTAATCGACAACCATTACGCGAGTTACCACGAGACAGACCCTGACGGATTAAGTGCAGTAGACGAGTTAAACATTGCAATTGAAAGGATTCATAAATGGCGCGATGCATTTCCCGAGGCGATTGTAATAATAGGAAATCACGACCGATTGGTTATGAGAAAAGCTTTTACCGCTGGCATTTCTAAAAAGTGGATAAAAAGCTATAAAGAAGTTTTGGAAACTCCAGGCTGGAACTTTACAGAGGAACACGTTTTAAACGACGTGCTTTACGTTCACGGCGAACAAGGCGGAGCAATTGCAAGAGCAAAAGCCGATTTAATTAGCACAGTTCAGGGCCATAGACATACCGAAGCTTACACCAATTTTGTAGTTGGTAAAAACTTTAAAATATTTGGAAAACAAGTTGGTTGCGGAATTGATAAGGATAGCTACGCTATGGCCTACGCAAAGGCTGGTAAAAAGCCAGCGATTGGCGTTGGTGTTACTTTAGATTGGGGGCGCTTGCCGTTCAACGTAATGATGGACCTTTAAAAAATATGAGTCCAAAGCTTATAATTTATAATTTTGGAAATTGTTTGTTGCTTCATATTAAATTCTTTAGCAATATCTTTTTGCTGGATTCCTTTTCTTTCATACCTAATTAAACGAATTTGCTCATCTGTTAATTTCGCTTTTGGATTTCTTTTACCTTTTAGCATAACTCTTAATCCTGTTTTGTCTGCGTGTCTCATATTTTCAGACCTATTGCACCATTCAAGATTTGACAAATGATTATTTTTTTTGTCTCCATCTATATGATTGATTTCATTTTTACCATTGACTAAATCAAGAAAATTTAAACCAACTAAACGATGGACTGGGAATCCTTTGATTTTTCCATCTTTACTTAGTTTTACCCTTAGATAACCTAAATTTGATTTAATATTAGTCATTATTAATTCCTTATTGTTTTTTAAGGATTTAACACGACCTAAATTGCTTACTTGGTAATGACCTTCATAACCTTTAATATCTTTCCAGATTTCCATAAAATAAAACCGCCTCACGTCAAGGGGTAGCAGTCCCTATCAATGAGGCTTTTGGTTTTTAGTTTCTTATATCGCTGCTACCCGATATACAAATATACTAAATTGCCTTATATTTACAACGTTATGAAACGACGAATCCAATTTAT